ATAGACTGCCCGTCAGAGCCGTGGTAGTCCACGTTGTACGGCGGGTCCGTGAGCCAGAGGTCGGCCTCGCCGTCGCCGCACACTTTCGCGACATCGTTCGGCTGCGTCGAGTCGCCGCAGACGAGGAGATGCTTGCCGAGGACATACACCTCGCCGGGAGTTGATACCGGCACTTCTGGGGTCTCGGGGACGGAATCCGGCTCCGTCTCTCCGTGCGTCCCCGCCTCGCCGCCAAGGAGGTCATCCAGCTCATCGTCGCCGAACGCGAGTAGCGAAAGGTCGAAACCAGCCTCCTGCAAAGCGGAGAGTTCGACCTTCAGTTTGTCCTCGTCCCACTCGGCGATTTCCGCGATCTTGTTGTCTGCGATGCGGAGAGCCTGCTCCTGCTCGGGCGTGAGGTCGGTCGCGATGATGCAGGGCATCGTCTCCCAGCCGAGCTTCTTCACCGCCAAGAGGCGCGTGTGTCCCTCGATGATGACCTTGTCCTTGTTCAGCACCGCTGGATTGCGGAAGCCGAACTGCTCGATGATTTTCGCGAGCTGCTCAACCGCTCCCTCGTTGACGCGGGGGTTGTTCTCGTAGGGAACTATCTCCGACACGGGGACGTTCACCACCTTGATTTTATTCGTTTCCATCTTTGTTCTCCTGTTCGTGAGTTTCGTCGTGTTTCTGGATTCGCTGGCATATCCAGCGGGCACAGTTGACCGCCCATCCGTTTCCGAGCGCCTTGTAACGCGGCGTATCTGGGCACTCCTCCGCAGGTTTGCCGCGATGCGGTATCTTCGTGTATCCGTCGGGCAGTCCCTGGAGCCTTTCGCATTCGAGCGGGGTAAGGCGACGGACGATATAATCGACCGCGACGGCGGGCAGGTTGTCGCCCATGTCCGAGCGGAGTGTCGACGTCACCTCGTCCGAGAAGCGATGCGACGCACCCTCGCGCTTGGCGATTCCCGGCTCGAACGAGACCGCTCCCGGACCCTTGGCGACCACCGTCGGCGCACACTCCTCCTCGACCTTGAAGCCGAACTGTGCGTTCTTCCCTTGGTTGAACGAGGCGCGGTCGAGTCCGATAGCGACGCCGCACTTGTGGTTTTTCGCAAGTGGCGAACTCACCTCCGGCTTGGGGCTGTCCTCGTGCGTTCCCGCCTCGGCATTGAAGCCGATTGCGACGGCGTGCGGGTCCGTGCCGTGGAGCGCGAGGATCGTCGGCGAGACGCCGGACGTGTCAGCCCGTCCGCTCGACTTCCCTGCCTCCATGTCGAATACGCCGATGCACTCGGTAGCCACCGCGACCTTGTTTCCGCTCTCGCCCTGCGTCTTGACGAGCGTCGGAGAGACTTCCTCTTCCGCGCCCAGTCCCTGTGCCTTCGCTGAGTTGCCGGGCAGGAACGCCACGACCGCCGTGCCGCCCTGATGCTTCACGGGGGCGGAATCGACCGTCGTGAGAGTCGGAGCGCACTCTACCTCGCGGCATCCCGAGTGCGGGTTCTTCGACTTCATCGCGTTACTGCCCATCGAGTCGATGGCGTATGCAACCGCGTGCTGGTCACGGGCGGTCAGGGTATAGGACGCGCCTTTTTCCGAGACGCCGAATCCAGCACCGCCCTTGCGGACGGGCTTGTCGGCGTTCGTCGGCTTGTTCTTGTCCATGTCGATTGCCACGACCCCGCCCTTGGGCTGAACGACAACCTCCTGCGTCCTCGCCTCCGAGTTCGAGAATGTGTTTCTCGTCTCTGCGACATCGATCATCGCGTACTTCTCGCCGTCGCCGTTTTTGTTCACGGCGTGTGCGACCTTGCCGAACACGTCGGCGGGCGCTACCACTAGCGGGTTGTTGTTCGCCGCCTGCGCGTTGTGCGTCGCTCCCATTGTGGGGGCGACGTCGACCTGCTGGGTTCTCGCGTCCGTCTGGTGGTTCTCGAAGCACACCGCGTTGTGGAATCCGGGCGAAGAGCCGTTCACAAGCGCACCGCTAACCTCGCGGCTTTCCGACTTGACCCCGCCCGGCTCGTATGGGTCGAAGCCGGACGGGTCGAGGACGTATCCGCCGCTCCTGTCCGCCTGTCCCGTCATCCGCGCCTCAAGGTCGCGGGCGGTCAGGGCGGGCATCACGTCGCCGCCGTTTGAGTTCGTCGGAAGCGGGCTATCTGCGCAGCGAGAGCCGTCTTTAGGCGGGCGGGTAAATCCTTGCCCCGTGACGCGGCGCGGCGGAGTATCCCCGCGCACGCCTTGAGGCTCAAACAGTATTTCCGCAGGTGCTCGCCAACCGTCTCCAGTATGTCCGACAGTCCGCATACCGACGAGCCAAACTCTGCGTCGCCGCTGCGGAACTGCTCTGGGCAGCCCGTCCACTCGCACCCATTGAGCGTCCAGAGTCCGGTAGGCAAGAGAATACCCGCATTCCCCAATCGAGCGGACAAAGTGCGCGAAGTCGCGCCCTCCGTTGCTGGTAAGAACTCCCGGCACGTTCTCCCATACGACCCATCGAGGTTGTAGCTCACGACAAAGTCGCGCAAAGTGGAAGGCAAGGGAGCTGCGGGTGCCGCTGCCTTCCGCCATGCCTTTCCTCTTGCCCGCAACCGACACGTCCTGGCACGGCGTGCCGCCGGCGAGGACGTCGAGACGCCCGGCAAGTTCAATGACATCTGTTCCATTCGTTATCCTCCATTTCTCGTCGCCGATTATCTCGGCTGTGATTTTCGTCATGTCCCCAAGGTTGGGAACGGTGGGGTATCGGTGCGCAAGCAGCGAACACGGAAACGGCTCGATCTCGCTGAAGAACACCGGCTTCCAGCCGCCAAGCGGCGCTACCGCCGCGCTCATGCACTCGATCCCCGAACACACCGTCGCGTAAGTCATTTCTGCTGATTTTGCTGGCATTTTTGCCTCCTTGAAAAATTACGTCATTGAAAGAAAGTCTGCCCTGGAGCCTGGCTCCTTCCCGCGCCCTGCCTTTGAGAGGGGTTCAGGGAGGAACCGTGGCCCCGGCGGGACATATCGTCCCACCCGACCAGGGCGGTTGATTTCTCCGCCAGTGGGCCGTTGACTTGTCCCCGCCGGTTATGGCATAATGTCCCCCGGTCGGCCGCTTCGGGTGCTTTTGGGTTTCGTCGCCCAACGGTTTTCGTTTCCCGAGGCGGCCGATTTTCCCTTGCCCCCGGTTTTGCGGCTGGCGGGAAGCGTTTTAGTTTTGATTTTTCTGCGCCCCCTAAAGGGGGTCGCAAAAAAACAAAACAAAACCGACGCTTCCGCCTTGGGTTTCCGAGTAGTTTTTTGTTTTGTTTTCCCTAGGCAAAACAAAACTACTTCCAAGCCCGATTCGGGTCTGAAAGTAGTTTTGCTTTTTGCTTTTCTCCGCAGGAAAACAAAACTAACCGTCCCCGTCGTCCTCCTCTTCCGCTTCGTGCAGATAGACGAACTTAGTCGCCTGCATCCCCCTCGGCTGGTTGGGAAGCCTGCCGCAGAGGATCACTCCGTCGGCTATGGCGGTGTCGACAGCGAGCCTCGCCGTCTTCTCCATGATGCCGTAGGTTGTCTTCACCAGGTCCACAAACACACCCTTGGGCTGGGGATGGTCCTTGTCCACCAGCTCCGCGAGCTTCTTCGCTATCTCGGCGGGCGGGGGATCGTCCTTTTTGACGGCCAGCTCCGCCTTGCCGTCGAGGTCTTCCGGGTTGAGGCTGTCGTCCCTGTTCCAGAGAGGCCAGTTCCAGCGAAGGCACACGGGCTCGACGGACGGGAAAGAGCGCACAACCGACTCCATCACGACGCAGCCCTTCTCCTTGTGGTGCCGGAGGACGACGTGTGCGTCGGCGGCGCGGGACTGCGACCCCGCGCCTGCGCCAACGTCAGTAACGGACTTCTGCGACTGGTTTCCCTTGGACGTGTGGTGGATCAGAACGAACGCGCAGCCGAGCGCATCCGCGTACTTGTCGATGAGGTTGTACAGCCCTGCGACCGTCCCGTTGTCGTTCTCGTCCGTCCCGCGCGGGAGCGCACGGTAGAACGCATCGACTATGACGAGCCTGAAGCCGTAGGGCTTAAGCTCCTCCAGCTCGCGCCCCAGGTCCTCGATTGAGCCGAGAGAGCCTCGCTGGTTCTCGATCACGATGTCGTCCTTCACCGCATCGAACGGAACGCCCCGCGCTTCGACCACCTTCGGTATGCGGTTCGCGGAGGTCTCGCTGTGCAGCTCGTTGTCGATGATGAGAACCTTGCCCTGCTCGCACGGGAAGCCGAACCACGGCGTCCCCGTCGCGACGGAGAGCGCAAGGTCGGTGACGAGCCACGACTTGCCCGTCTTCGGAGGGGCGATGATGTTCATCGTCTCGCCGATCCTGAGGAATCCGTGGATGAGCGGCGGCTTCATCTCCGGGTACGCCTCGACCAGCTCGCCCAACGTGTGCCTCCTGCGCTTCGGCTGCCCGGCGGCATTGACGGGCAAAGTGCCTTTGCCCGAACCGAGGTTCAATGTCACGCCGTCAGCGGCACTCTTCGGCCGACCATAGCCCTGCGTGAGCAGAGCGGACGCTGCGGCGGTGTAGTCGCCGTTGTGGTTCAAGGTCGCATAGACCGCGAACGGGCTGTACATGACGTTCGGCTCGAACGGCGCGGCGTTCGACGAAAAGACATAGAACGACCCGTCCTTGTACGTCGCCGAGATGCCGTTGCGGGGGTCCTTGCCGGGACGCGTCCAGAGTTCGTTGCCGTCGGGGTTGTTCCCGCAGAACTGCCAGCCTGCCGCCAAAAGGAGCGGGTGGACGTCGCCACGGGCGTTGAAATCGTCCCCTGGGGCGAGGTCGAACGCGTCCTTTCCGCCCGTAGGGGCGAAATCCGCGCCACGTTGCCCCACGTTCGCTCCGGCGGGGGCGGTCGGCGTGCTTGCCGCCGGGAGTTCGTCAAGCGAACGTGCGGCGTCCAGGAGGGATTGTCGCGCTTCCGGCGAAATCGCCGGCAGATTGGCGAAGTCGCCTTGCTGCAAGGCG